TATTCTCTCTGAACACCTGCTTCTGCATAGGTGTCCTGGATATGATTAATACAGGTATCTATGTCCAGGGCCAGAGTCTGGAAAATTGCAACCGAATCTGTAACGATTTCTGTTTGAGGTGCCAACTGACTATTGGCCTGAATGCTAACAACATCCAGTTGTGGGTAAGCACCTAACTGTCTGATCTTTTCTGCATAGGTATCAATCAGATCCTGAAAGTTTTCATAGGCATCATTTAAGAACTTATGATATTCAGGAAAGTCAGGACCAGTAACATTCAGATGAAAGTTATGTGTAGCTGTATACAACATAAAGTTGTTGGCAAATGCCACTCTCATCATTTCAATTAATTTCTCCATTTTGCCATCCTTTGAACTAGTAATTGACTTGCTGGTGGTAGACTTGGTGTGCCTAATGTTCCAGGCATGACAGGTGTCTGAGTAGGATCTTCTTCAGCTAAAGGATTTTCATACTCTGAATCATCAGTTACCAATCTAATCAACATCTGATCTATGATATTTAAGGCCTCAGGTCCTGTGGCGGTATCTTTGGCCATTTTTAAGTTATTGTATTCTTGTTCTTCATCCTGGATGCTAAAGCTATCAGGATAATCTATTTCACCATCATATTCCACACCCTGGTATTGTGCAAACAATCTCCAGATTTGTTCTTCTGCAAGTTCTAAATTATCTGCCTTCTGACTCAGTCTGGCATTCAATAACTGGAACTCTGTCTGCATGGCAATGCCTGACATTACCTTAGTAGTGGTTGCTCTGATGCTGCCAGTGTTGGCTAACTTGTCTATGGTGGCCACGGCATGCTCTATGGCCTTGTAGATGCTATCTACGCTAGCACCATTAAACTCTAACAAATAGGGTTTTAGACCAGGATCAATATTTTCTGGCATGTGTATGACACTGCCTGCTCCATTGCCTGCCAGGGTCTCAGGTGTTTTAACCAGGCTAGGATGTGAGTCCAGTCTAATGGTTTGTTCTACTTCTGACAGCATGTTATAGATGCTTTTAGATAGGTCTGCAATGTCACCTATGTCACTTATGCCTATGCCTCGGACAGCACTACGAGCATTATAGCAACACACAGCTGGAACTTTGCCTAGCTCATTGACTTCCACAGTCTCAGACATAATGGCTCTGGTGTCAAAGTTAGCTTCATAGGTGGTTATGGTTTCAGGTGTCCAGACTTTGACAATCTGAATGCTACCATTGATGTCTTCTATGTATTTTAGATATCTGAGATCATAATAGCCTGAACCTGATCTTTCCCAGCGCCAGTCCAGGACATTGAGTGGAGTTAATAGATTTAGATAGGGTCTGGCGCCAGCAGCAATTTCATCTGCTCTGCTCTGAGCATTAACATTGGGCTTGGCCATGAGAATCCAGCAATGCCCAAACACGCTGGCCCAGGTTGCCACATCCTTCATGAAGGCATCCAGGCTGCGGCCTTCCATGTCACAATCCTCCATAAAACTATCAAGCTCAGGTAAGAAAGCAATCTTGCCCAGTTCTCTTTCTGGACAATCCTGAAACAGAAAGCTGGTATAGACATCTACCACAGCTTTGACATGGTTTTCGTAGGGGGTTGTTTTTAATCTTTCTGCATATTCGGAGTCTGTTTCGAGCTGATAACGAGTCAGATGTTGACCACGCTTATAGTCTTCGCCTCCCAGATAACTTTCCAGGTAATAACGCCACTGGTTGCGCTGATAAGCATAGAACCTATTGCCACTTGCAACTCGTCCCAGCTGATCATCTACTATATTCATGGAACTCATAAATTTTATTCCTTTGTAAGGCCCTTGGGCAGATGTTGGGCCTAAAGCCCATAAGATTATTTATATCCTTCTAAAATATTCAGAATTGGTTTAACTCATCTATGTCCCCAACGCTGAGGCAGAATCAGACTCTGATCAATATCTTTCTTTAAGGGGAAGATATAATCCACCAGATAACCCAGAGCATCCATCTGATGATCCAGGCCAGAGTCTTTATCGGGCTGTGTGGTGCCTGGTTTATAGGTTTGTCTTTCCAGACCCTGTATGGTATGTCGACAATCAGGACTAATATACAGAAATCTTTCCCCTTTAGCATTGCATAGTCTGGCATTAACAGCATTTATTCTGTCTCTGACTGGAGTATGATTGTGTGGTGCTTTGACTACGAACCCCGCATTCTGGAGTATGGTAAAGTCAGTAGAACCGCCTGCTGAGGTTTTTCTCTGGCGCCCTGCTGGGTCTGGGTAGCAGAAGATTTTGCTTCTACTATATCTAGTCTTAAGTTCGGCCACAAGTTCCTGGGTGTTAGAAGTAAACATTTGGATTTCATCAATGACATACAGTATTTCTCCTTGTCTGATTGCTATGACAGCTGACATTGGGTCTATGTTAAAGTCAATGCCCACATAGATTACACTAACATCAACATCTGTCTGTTCCTTGATAACATTCTGCATGGGATCAAAGGCATAATAGATCCTGCCAGCATAGGTTTCAAAGGTTGCCAGATATTCCTGTCTGAACTGACGCTCATCCAGGTCTCTGCGTGCTGCATCTATCTCGGCCTGAGTTACCTGACCACCATCTAAGGTAGTAAACTGGAAACTTTTCCAGGCTTCAGGAAACTCTAGCTCAGCTTTATAGAGATCATAGGCCCAGTTACTGGAACCCTTGGGAGTTCCTATGAACATGGCCTTGCCCTCACGATCACTCAGTGTGGGTCTTAATACTTCATAAAAGGCTTCGGGCTTTATGTCTGCAAATTCATCCAGGATCAGAAAGTCCAGGCCTATACCTCTGAGGCTGTCTTCATTATCAGCGCCCTTGAGGCTTATGTTAGAGTCATTTTTTAGCAGGATGCTAAGTTCAGATTCATTGAGCTTCTTAATCCATCTTAGTTCAGTTAATCTTTGTTTGAGTTTACGCCAGACTATCATTCTGGCCTGTCTGTATGTGGGTGCTACATACCAGCATTCCTGATCAGGTATTCTGGCATGGTAACTCAGCCTATCTATGGCCAGGTGAGTTTTTCCGAAACGACGGCCTGCAATCACTACCTTAAATCTATGATCATCATCAGCAATTCTTTGTTGTGGTGGAGTTAATGCCATCCGATATTTATGTCATGAAAAAGCCCAGAGGGTTAGTCTGGGCTTTTAGAGTCAGAAAGATTTATTTTTTTATTTTAGAGGTCTATTGTAAGTTCCTCCTTCAATGTTGTTGGGTTGACTACCTAGCAATTCTAACATAGGGTGCATACCTTCTGCTTTCAACCAGGGCCTTATTGGTCCTGGCAACTTCCAGAGGCACAATGGTCTGATTGAAGCACATATGATCTATGATACGAGTCTGTGTAATGGGATGCAGAGTCCTAAAGTAGTCAGGTTCAGGTCCACAGTTTCTGGGCCAGGGCTGATTAGGATCTATGGCCCTGCTTGCGGGTCTTACATTATATACCAGACCTTGTTCAGCATGATTCTCTGCCTGGTTCTGATCTATCAGGGCCTGGATCCGAGCCACAGCCAGGTCTGTTCTGTTGGGCTGGCTGGCACAACCTGTTACCAAAACAGCTAGGGCTAGGATTATAAGTGTTCGCATGTTGCTGCCTCCAGAACTAATTAAGCATGATTGCTTAATTCATGTAGGTATAATATATGAATCTGGGGCCAAAGTCAAGCGTTTTTTCAGGTTCTGTAACCCATTGATTTCATTGAAGTTCTTCGGGCCAGCAAACATAACTAAACAAACCCTTGTGGTCTGGTTCCAGGATCCATAACTGTTTCAGGAACTGTAGTCCAGATCCAGTGCCATAAAAGTCTGAGATCTGATACTTGCTCAGATCAATATCATAGGTTTTATGATAGACTTCTTCGGTCTTGGGGTTGGTATAAACTATGGTAATGGCTGTCATGCTGCTTCTGTATCAGAGCTGTTCCAGGGCAGAGGTTGTTTATCGTCAGAGTTAACAGGATTGTCTGACATGCCCAGATAGTTTTTAGCCAGGAATATCTGCATGACTACATTGTTGTTTTCTGTGGCATTTTTCCACATGGCTCTGCGAAGTTTAGACTTCATCTCGGCCTTGGCTTTTTGAATGTATTCACTAAAATTATACTTCAGAGTTTCACGATTAACCTGAAAGAAGTCTGCCATTTCTTCATAACTGGCACCTATGAGTGCTAGTTTGTAGACTTCGTCAGGTGGCACTACTTTTTTATTGTCGCCACGGCCTATGATTAATCCAGATTTAGTTACTTCGCCCCATTTAGGGTCTTTGCGTGGTTTGAATTCCCAACGAGGAACACCAGATTCCTGGTCAGGTTGTTCAGCAGGCAGGTCAGGTTCTAGTAGTGTGGGTTCTGTCATAGTTTTATTTATGAATTTCAAAAAAGGACCAGATCAACTCTGAGCTGGTCCAGTAGCCTTTCAGACTGCTATTTTTATTATTATTGTTCAGAGTATTTTTATTGAATGCCCGGGGCTTAACGGAGTCGCCCCGGGACTTACCACCAGACATAAACAACTAGATATGGAACGCCGTTGGGTGCGTCCAGAAGTATTTATGCCTGGCTTTGGATTTAAAAAATTAAAAAAATGTATCTCTGAGATCCAGGGTGCTATTTCCAGCTGAGCCCAGACTGGCCTGACAAATCATGTTGGCTTGTTTTTGTTTTTGTGATATATTCAGGGGTTCAAGATCAAACTCTATGATGTTATCAAAAAAGAATATTATGGCTTTGTAATGACCTGGGTTGGGTTCAGATTTTAGTATTACACTTAAAAATGGTGTGGCCTGCCCTTTTTTGCCTGACTCAGATTTATAAAATTTGCTTACATAGACTTCAGAGGAAGTTTCAGATTTTAATAGC